CAAATTCAAGGCGCTTTCGGACAATGCCGGAAACGTCTACATTGGTGGCGCTGGAGTGACTGTTGCCAACGGCTCTACCGATACGACCACGGGTTGGGAACTGGATTCCGGGCAGGAAACCGAGTGGCTTCAGGTTGACAACCTCAATGTGTTCTATCGGATCTGCAACAACGCCGGGGATGATTTGGTCTACATGGCGATGATCTAATGGCATATGCAACCGTCGCTCAGCTGAGGGCATATATGGGCCTGGACGTCAACGACGATGATCCTCTTCTGGAATCGTTGTTGACCCGGGCCCAGTTCGCGATCGACAACCATACACATCGGACGTTCGAGGGTGCGGCTGATACAACCAAAATGTTTGACGCCGAGCATGACACGTCCGACCACTACATGGTGCTGGACTGGACACCGTACGCTCTGGACCTGTGCCAGATTACGACGGTGATCAATGGAGACGGGACATCCATCTCTGCAAGCTCGTACGTCACCAACCCGCGCAACCAGACACCGTGGTACGGCCTGCGGTTCAAGCTTAACAGCGGCTTGTATTGGACGTTCGATCAGGACCCGGAAAACGCCATCAGCATCACGGGCCGGTGGGCGTACAGCGTGACGGCCCCAGCAGACATCGTGCATGCGACAGTTCGCATGGCAACGTACATGTATCGGCAAAAGGACTCCAACACGTTTGACGTTACAGCGATTCCGGGCGCTGGTGTGATCGAGGTACCGCAGGGCATTCCCCGAGATGTCGGCAAGATTTTGGAGCCGTACAGGAGGCTGCGGTGACAATCAGTACAACGATTGCTTTCGCTCAGCAGCGTGCAATGACGGTGCCGGGTGTTGTCTACGCTCCATCCGGCAATTATCCTCCAGCGCTGGACACTGCACTGCTCCCTGCCGTACTGACGTTTCCTGGGCCGGCCGGCGTGCCAACGTACTCACGTAGCGCTCGGGATTTGTACTCTGTTACTCGCACGTACTACGTTGCGTTCTATCTCCACACTCTGGGCCAAGGCAATCGCAACAATAAAATTCAGGATGGCATTGTAATGCTTCAGGAAGCGCTCGATGCATTTTTGCACAACCGCCATCTCGATCCGGAAGTTGTGATTATGGGCGTGACGGACGATACTGGGATCACGTCTGGCAGGGAGACGGCAGGAGCCAACGATCAGTACCTGACGTACAATGGCCAACCATATTTTGGCTTTGTGCTGTCGGTCAATATCGAGGAGGTTAATCTATAATGGCCAAGTACGTCGGCCCCAACTCTGCCGCACTGTCGTGGAATAGCGTTGTGATTGCTCAGGTTCGTGACATCTCTGGGCCGTCGATGGTCGAAGATGCAGTAGACGTGACAACCCGCGAAAACAGCAGCCGGGTGTACACCGCCGGCCTGCGGGATGGTGGCGAATTGACGTTTGATGTCATCTACGATTCCGCTTTGGCGACGCACGACACACTACTGAATGCTCTGTTGAATGGGTCTGTAGGGTCGGCAGAACTCCAAACGGTAGATGTCGCCAACCTGTACGATGGGTTCAGGTTTCAAGCAATGGTTTCGGCCATAACGCCGGAAATGCCTCTGGAAGATGCGCTCGGGGCCAGCATCACGTTGAGGACGGTCAGTCAACCAAAACCCATTGTTTATTTGGTTGATCATGTAGGGGATTATTTGGTCGATGAATCCGGCGCATATCTGATTGAATAGAGGGAAAAATGGCAAAGTACACAGCTTATGAATCTGTTTTGCGGGTCAATACGGTTAGCACAACATTCGTCGATGTCGGCCAGGTGCGTGACATCAGTGGTCCGTCCATGACACAAGACGCCGTCGAAGTAACAGCACGTGACACAAATAAGTGGCGTGCGTTTACGCCGGGCCTCCGCGATGGGGGCGAGGTGACGTTCGATCTGATCTACGATCCAGATCTGCCTTCGCACTCAGCGACTAACACAACAACTGGTCTGGTTAACTTCCTGCTGACCGGGACGGCAAAAACGTTTCGGCTGATCATGAGCGACACAAATTATTTTTCGTTTAGTGGCATTGTGACGGCATTCACCCCCGAATCACCTCTGGAGGATGCAATGACGGCCAGCTGTACCATCAAAGTCATTGGCGCTGTGTCATATAACGTATAGAGCTGATAGCACAAAATATGCCTATACTCAACAGTAGTGTACTCAGACAAAGCGTGTTGCGGCAGGTCACGATCGACGTGCCCGAATGGGGCGGATCGGTCATTCTGCGTGAACTCACTGGAGCAGAGCGCAGCGAGTTGATGGTGGACACTATCCAACTGCAAGGAGCTTTGGCCGACAAATCAAACCTGACGCCTGACGCTGCCCGCCGAGCGCTGACGCTGGCGGCCGAAATTGTCCGGCGAACATGGATTGATGAAACTGGCGCACCAGCAGTGCAGGACGCCAAAGAACTTCTGGAAGCCCCCTGGCACATCCTGTTCCGTTTGGCGACCGAAGCAATGGTGCTGTCCAAAATGGTGCCGGGGTCGCTAGAGGCTGAAAAAAAAATCTAATTGACGACGCCGAACTGCGCCTGTGGCACACGCTGGCCCTGGAAATCGGAGGGTGCACTGTGGCCGAGCTCCAGCAACGCATGGGTGCCAGCGAATTTGCCACATGGGCAGCGTTCTTGGCGATCCAACCATCTAGCGAGCAGCGGGCAGATTTGAGAAATGCGATGATGATGACCCTGTCAGCCAATGCATCCCGAGACCGCAAGCGCCATCCAAAACCGTTTGCGGTCAGCGAATTTATGCCCGACTGGTGGAAGCCGGAAGAAAAACCTCTGACAGGCCAGCAGGTGTTGTCAAAATTCGCAGCGCTGGTCGGAGGGGCAAATGTCGGACACCCTTAACGTACAGATTGTTGCCGATACCAGCGGGTTTGACAGCAAGATCGGTCAAAGCGCGCGTGAGCTCGACAATTTTTCCGATCAGATAAAATCCGCCGACAAATCAGCCAACAAATTCGGCTCGGTCATGGCTGGTATCGCCCAAGGCGTCGGCCAAGGCATCGCCGGGATGGCGGTCTCGGCTGGTGCAGCACTGCTCCAGTTTGGAGCGGACAGCGTAAGCGCTGCCAGCGACCTCAACGAGACGCTCAGCAAGACGGACGTTTTGTTTGGCGATGTTTCCGATACGATCAAAGAGTGGTCGCAGACGACTGCGACCGCTTTTGGCCAGAGCCAGCAACAGGCACTGGACGCCGCCGCCACGTTTGCGGGTTTTGGCCGAGCGGCTGGGGTCACCGGTGACGAGCTGGTTGACTTTTCGACAAGCCTGTCTGAGTTGGCCAGCGATTTGGCGTCGTTCGGCAACACCACACCAGAACAAGCTATCGAGGCGATCGGCGCTGCTCTCCGCGGTGAGAGCGAGCCTCTCCGCGCCTACCAAGTGCTTCTGAGCGAAGCGACCATCAAGGCTAGGGCTCTGTCGATGGGGTTGGTCAATGCAGAGGTCGACGCTCTCGCGCTGTCCAGAGCAACGGAGGCGGTGGAAAAAGCTCAGCGGGCATACAACGAATCAGTCGCCAAATTTGGCGAATCGTCAATTGAAGCATCCGATGCCAGCCGGGACATGGAACAGGCTGGATTGGCCCTCGAAAAAGTGCTCGGTGGTCAGGTGGAAGAATTGACTGCCCAGCAGAGACTGCTTGCTACCCAAGCCGAAATTTTCGCTCAGACAACTGCGGCCCAAGGAGATTTTGGAAAAACCTCGGGTGGGCTGGCCAACCAACAGCGCATTTTGGATGCGCAGATGCAGAACCTGAGCACCACGATCGGCAGCATGTTTTTGCCGGCGTGGCTGGCAATCGTTACGGCGGTCAACACGTTCGTGCAGGCGACGTTGCCTCCGCTACAAAACGCCATCGAAGGGCAAATCGTCCCGGCGTTCAACGCGTTTGGTGCAGTACTGGCCAGCGTGTTTGGACCGGCCATCGCCGTGATTTCTGACGTTCTGGCCGGCTTCGGACAGGGAATCATGACCGATGCCATCGAGCCGCTCAATTTTTTCAACGGCTGGATCGGGCGCAACATGCCGAGAATCCAGCAGATTGTCAGCACCGTCCTGGGGGCAATTGCGAGTTTCTGGGAGGCTCACGGCCAGACTATTGTCGATGTTGTCGATACATACCTCGGCTGGGTGTTTAACAATTTTGAGTTTGGCCTCAGGACATTGCTAAATGTCGTAGAATTTGTGCTCAGCGTCCTGACGGGAGATTTTGAAAATGCAGGATTGGTTCTACGGGCCATCATCGGCGACTGGAAACTCTGGATTACGAGTGGAATCCAAGGAATCGTCGACACGGTCGTCAGCATCTGGACTGAGACGGACTGGGGAGCCGTCGGCAGCGCAATCATCCAAGGAATCGGAAGCGGTATCTTGGCAATGATGAGCTGGATAACAAATCTGGCCAGCACCGTGAGCGGAGCCGTGGTGGACAGTTTCAAAAGCCTCCTGGGCATTTCGTCGCCATCCAAGGTGGCAGCCGAAGAGATCGGCATGCCGTTTGCGGAGGGTATCAGCCAGGGGATGCGCCAGGCGATGTCGGCTGTTAACCAGACGGTGTCAGGCGTTGTCGGTGACATGGTGGCTTCACCCGCCCAATCCGCTATTGGCGCCGGCGCTGGGCTGGGCAATGTTACGATCAACCAATACTTTAGTGGCAATGTCGATTCCGAAATGGTACGCCAGGCGGCCAGGGGCGGCGTTGCCAGTGCGTTGCGGGCGATAGGTGGATAATGCCGTATCAAATTTCTACTTTTGGGGCCGTTACCCTACCGATAGCCATGTCGATCGAGGATATGTCGTCTGCATCCATCCCTAGCACGATACAGGTGTCTATGGGTGCAGCATTTGACTGGCGAGGTAGCGGTCGTCAGTTTCCAGTCCAACAACAAATCACTGTGCGTGGCACATATCTGGGCACCAGCTTTTCTGATTTAATTACAAAAATCAATGCGCTGAAGGGGATGATCGGTCGTCGCGATACTCTTACTCGGGTCAACTTCGCCGATGCTACAACCCAAACTAGGGTTGCTCGTTTGCTCAGCGTCAAAATAAATCAAGACGTGGAACAAAACGCTGCTCTGACCGCCGAGGTCGAAGCGACATTTGAAACCCCAACTAGTGGGTGGCGAGCGTCAGCTGCCACCACTGCCAGCAGGACAGGTTCAGGCACGCTGAATATCACGATGGGTGGAAATATCGAATGTCGAGACGCAATTATCACTGTGACCGGCGGTGGCATTACGGGATTGACGGTTTCTTCATCTGCAATTGCTGTGAATTGGACTTGGTCTGGGGCAGCAACTCCAGACCCATTGACGATAGACTGTGGGGCAAAAACAATCAAACGTGGGACGACCAATCAATATAATCTGACATTTAATGTGTCTGCACCCGTTCATACGGCCCGTGGATGGCTACCACTCGCTGTTGGAGCAAATGCTCTGACGATAACTCCTACTGGCGGCACGCCGGCTAGTGCCGTAACAACTGTGACCGCGTTTGCGATAACGGCATAAAAATGGACTATTACGTCGAAATTTATCAGCCAAATGGTACGACCAGAGTTGGTTCTGGACCAGTCAATACAGTCATCTCATGGCAACAAACATTCAGGCTCAGCCGTGCGGGTGAGTTTTCGTTTCGGATGCTCGCTGAAGACGAGCAGGCCGGCGGAATCGTTCCGTTGAATACCGTGAGGTTCTTCGCTATTGTCCGCGGTGGTGATGGCGATAGAGCTGAATATTTTCGATACATCGGTGGAGGAATCATTCAGAATATTTCCACCGATATCGGTGATGGTGGGAAGGTCATACTGACTGTTGGCGGTCAGGACTGGCTGGGCGAACTGTCATGGGTGTCAATGGATCGACGCTACTTCAATGGGGGCACAACAGATCCAGGGATAGCCGTTGATGCCACGACGGCAATTACTGGCGCGTTGTCCCAAATGGCCTCTCCACAATCGAGCTGGACGGCAACGGTATCTGTTTCCAGTGGATACAACACATTGTATGGTCGATGGTCATACGAAAATGTGTTGCAGGCAATAATCAAACTGGCAGAGCTTACCAATTCATCGTTTGTTTTGTCGTCGTTTCCATCGTATTCGGGCACCGATTTCCGCAACATCAAATTTCAAGACGGTTTCCGCAACACGAATATCCGAGCAGTACAAATTGATGGCAATAGCGATGTCGCCCCAGACACGGTAATTATCAAAAATGTTTCTGTTGCTCAGAGCAGACAAAATTTTGTGACCAGGGTAATTCCGTTTGGGGCAGGAAACGGTGACAGCAAAATTACGATGCTTCCATCAACCCTGACCCCGTCAGCAGGCTATGCTATTGTCACATCTAACCCGGCTGGTCAATACAAAGGAATTCGCAATACAAGCAACGAGACGACATATGGAGTTCATACCCATGTCGTCGAATGGCCAGAAATTGCGCCGGAATCAAATTCGACAACGGCACTCGAAAAAGCGGCGGACCAGCTGTTTTATCTGGCAGACGCATACTTGAGAAAAAATGAAACTGTAATCAAACATTACGATGTCGAATTAGCAAAATCTCTAATCACCGTGCAGGTCGGTTCAACGGCAGTATATGACCTGCTACAACCTCTGCATACAATTAGAGTGCAGTACAGTGATTCAGAGCAATCGATTGACATCGACGAATCGCTCAACATCATCGAGGCAACGCATTTGTTTGATGCTGATGGATTGCAGACAACCAGGCTGCTGGTTGGCAATGTCGCTGAATACCCAGTAACAGATACCGAGGCAACGGTCGAGCGGTTGTCAAATGCCGAGGCGTTTGCGGTAGCATCTCAAATTATGCCAAACACCCATGCCTTGACGTTTTCCAAACCTATCGGTCGAGACCAAACACCAGTGACTACACTCAGATTTCGCCTCGGTTCCGACATTGTGCAGGTTTTTTCTGTGGTGTTCGATTTTTTCATCGGGGAAATGGTATCGACAATCGATGCCGTAACAGCAACATCAAACACTGTGTCAGCCCATACTCATACTATTCCAGATCACGATCACAATACAGAATCTCATTCGCACGTCGAAACTGGTACTGTAACTGGTAGTGCATTGGTTAATGTTTTAGATAAAACTAATCTATCAACAAATTCAGCTGGAAGTCACTCTCATACCATTACGCCAGCTATCACATACGATGTCTATCAAAGCGGGAGTTCATACGCATTGTCTGCGCTCGAATATCGACTCAATGCAGCTGCATCATGGACCAGCATGGACACATCTTCGTCTACCACTGGTAGTTGGTATCGGTTCGACTTGACGACCAACATTCGTAATTCGACAACTCTGCGTCCAAATCAGGCAGACAACCTCATAGAAGTGCGTCGCAAATCGGCGAGCACAGAAAACACCGCTCAGCTCGAAGTCCAGATCACAATACAATCAACCGTCCAAACAATCGTATAGGAGGGTAAATGCTCACTGAACATGTCTACATTCAACAGTTTAACATCAGCGCTGGGCTCGGTGCTGACTTGTATTATTTGGGGTTTGCTCAGCAAACTTGGGCATAGGAGGAAATCATGCCATCAACAAAAACGCTAAATCAATCTCCAACAATTTCAGCAGTCGAAAATGCCGACTTGCTATGGGTCTGGGACTCCTCCGCATCTGAGCTCAATAAAATCAGTCGAACAAATCTGCTTACGACGACTGACGACTTCAACGTAAGTTACGCCAGGCTGGATGGTCGAAGCGGAGGGCAAACGCTCATCGGCGGGACCGCAGCAAACGACGACCTGACGCTGGAGGGCACGTCCAATGCCACACGCACGACATCGTACGTCGTGCTCCAGCCTAATGGCGGCAACGTCGGCATCGGCAGCGTGCTTCCTTCAGGGACAAAATTCAGAATTTCAGACGGTACAGCCTCAGAAACTATCATTTCGATATTCGAAGGAACTACCGCTAAAACGTGGAACGGGACAAACATCATTGAAAGTATTCGTTTGAGATCTACATTTACGGGCGAAGCTTCTTCGTTGGACACTGCTAGGATAACATGGGGATATTCAACTAATCTTCCTGCTGGCGGGTCAAGATTTGGTATCGATACCATAAATGCATCTGGAAACTATGCCAATGTGATAACCATTACAGGGACCGGCAACGTCGGCATCGGGACGACAAGCCCATCCAGAAAATTGCACGTTGCCGGCACGATACTCATCGACGGCGATGAGGGTGGCATCTCTGGAACTATTGGGCTCACGGATGTAAACGACGCTACGCTCAGCACAGGGAATGGGACGGTAAAGTTAAAGGGAACGACGGCCCGCGATAGTGCAGGATTTATCAAAATATACGTTGGGACAACGACTGCCTGGATCCCATACTGGACAAACATTTCATAATGGACATCAAACGCAATCCCCAAATTGGTTCAACTGACTGGCTGCTGCGCATGGACGACGGCACCGCATTATCATTTCCAACCGAGCGGGAGGCTCGACAAGCAATGGCTACAATCGAAGCAAGCGAGAAACCGATTGAAATCGAACTGGCGGCAAAAATCACTGGTGAAATTTTGCCTGGGATGCGCAAACTGTTTGCGACGATGTCCGCCATGCAGGTGGACTGGCAGGACAATGGTATGGGCGACATCATTGCTCAGGCAGCGGCCGGCCAGCAGACGGTAGCGGGATTTGCGCCGGAGGTGTGGGCGCAGTGGGGAGCGACGTTTACCGCTTGGCAGGCGTGGATGGAAACGGAAAATGCAGCGCTTGCCGGCGAAACGCCCCGCTCCGTGCTGATGCGGCGCTACGTTGCGCAGGTGCCGTCGTGACCGTGCCAGC